CATAGTAATAATTAGCATAACTTTCCAGTGACGCCCATTCATAAATAATAATCTCATCATTTTATCACGGGACCATGACGCATCATACAAACAATCATCTAGAATAACGAAGGTACGTGGGTCGATAGTACAACGATTGTAGGTAGCCATTTCTTTGTTTATTTGCTTAAGTACTGTTTTTTGTCTTCGTAAAACGTTTTCGATTAGAACTGTATTGTATTCCTCGTGTATAAACAATTTAGGAACATGTTCAGCATAAAACCCATTTCCTGCTTCTGTTCCTGATATAACTGTACCTATAGGAATATCTTGATGATAAAACAATAAATCGCGGACTAAAAACGATTTACCCGTATCACGACGTCCAATCATCACAATCACTGGACCTTTGTTCTCATTTGGTTTGAATGTGATCTCTCGCATATTAAATTTTCTAAGTTCTAATGCCATTGTACAGAGTATAATAATAGATACTCATATATTTATAAGTGTTTTTGAACGGAAATAATATTAGTTCGCATTAATAAATATAAATATATTCAACTCTTATAAATAAAAAAATAATAGAATTATGTCTAGGTTCTCATTGCAACTAATTGAAGATGTTAGCAGAAACTTTCAAAACATAAATACCATTAGTTTTAACAAAGACGATAAGGAGTTTCCACAACACCTATTAGAGAACATACAATATTATATTCCAATTTATCAGAGATTCTCGGATACACAAGTATCAACTAATATGTGCCTAAACCATCGTTACCATGTGGTAGATGGGGAACAAATATACGACATAAAGAGCAAACGTACACTTCGACAGGAATTCTTTGTGAAATATTCCCCACTGTTGGACCCACTTAGATATATGATAGGCAAATACGACCAATATGGAGAACATATACGTAAATTACCGTTTATAAATAACAATCACGCAATATCTAAATTAGATGATGTAAATAATTGTGCATACACGGATGGTTTTTTTTATTATCTATCTAGTCGATTACAAGAAATATACAATTTCCCTCACGGAATCAACTATTTCGGTAGTCATCTGGCTATTCAGAAATACTACAAAATTAATGTTGAAGACGACCTCGAATATTTAAATGGTTCTCCATTTTTTAATGAAAATGTAAATAAGTTATTTACGATTACTAATAGTAGTTATGAGTCATACGGAGGGACCTGTAAAAATAAAGAACCAGTTAAAATCGCAAAGACCCTGAAACATAATTTTACTTGTAGCTCGTTAGAGGATATAACTATATCAGCAGAGGAGGAGAACCTCGGTGAACCCACTGACGAATTAATTTATGAACATAAAAAAAAAATACTTGATGAGGAAATTAAATCTGACCTAAGTTCTCAAACCAGTTCATCCAATAGTTCTTTAAATTACAGTAGTCACAATAGCAACGACGGAGAGGAAAACGATCACGAGTCTCAATGGGAAACTGATGAAGATGAAGATGAATCGTCATGTTCTTCCACGGAAGAAGAGGCGCATGCGATTATTTATGATTACCCTGTCCAAATGATTTGTTTAGAGAAATGTCAGAATACACTGGATTCTATGTTCGAAAATGCTGAAATTAACGAAGAAAATGGAGCGAGTGTGTTGTTTCAAACCATTCTGATTTTGCTATGTTATCAAAAAGTGTTTCACTTTACACATAATGATTTACATACGAATAACGTAATGTATAACAACACAGAACATAGTCATTTGTATTATAAATATAAAAATCAATATTATAAAGTGCCAACGCACGGGAAACTCTTTAAATTGATTGATTTCGGAAGAAGTATATATAAATTCGAGGGAAAAACCTTTTGTAGCGACAGTTTTTCTCCTTCTGGGGATGCATCGTCACAATACAACTGTGAACCATATATGAATGAAGAGAAACCGCGTATAGATCCGAATATGAGTTTTGATATATGTCGGTTAGGATGCTCTATATACGATTTTATTATACACGACGACGACGAAAAAAACTACAATGAATTACAAAAAACCATTCAGCGATGGTGTACGGATGATAATGGAAAGAACGTATTATACAAAAAGAACGGAGACGACCGTTATCCTAATTTTAAATTGTATAAAATGATTGCTCGTAGTGTGCACACACATACCCCAGAAGAACAATTAAAACAAGACTATTTCAAACAATTTGTGTGTGATAAACCGAGTGAATCGTGCGAAATCATAGATATAGACGGTATGGTGTATCACGGATAAATTATTTTCACATATCTTCAAGTGTAAATATATAAAGATATGTAAAGAAGAAGTCTAAATGGACAAACGCGACCACATATATTATTTTTTGAAAAGAGATAAGAAACTTGTATATGCGATTCAGAAACAAGAAGAATGGCGTCAAAAACAGATCGATATATATTATCGCAGAGGACGACCGTTGTATTTCAAGGACAAGAAAATTATTGAATAACTTCATAGTCAATCTATTCAATAATTACAATACAATTTACGTCATATATGTTTGTTTGAATTCTTCCACACTCATAATCGGAATATTCATTTCTTTCGCTTTGTTAATTTTATTGGATACTTCTTGTGTATTCTTGGTAATCACTGCTAAAATACCTTTCTTTACATTGTCGACCAATTCACCACCATTATTTTTTAGAGCAGCAATAATATCCGCATCTCGAACCTTCGTCATGACTACTTGTTGATTGTATAGTGGATGACTTGTATTGACACTTTTCTTAGGAGAAGGACTCGATACCTTTTCGCGTAATTTATATTCCAAATTCGTATCTTTCAAGAATTTCATAAATGCGTCCATATTCGCTACGAAACTGGTTGCGTTTTCTTTTCCAATACCATTGATAGTTTGTAATTTGGACACTTTTGATTGTTTCGACTCAGATGAAGTTAAAATATCTGGAAAATTGTTCATAATCGGTGTGAGTTTTTTCTCACCCAATCCACGTCCAAGCATATTAGATGCAACCATCATTTGAACAAGACTTGCGTTTTTCACCTTATCTTGGATACTTGTATGTACCTTTTCCGCCATTTTCTCTTTAAACCCTTCTACTCTTCCGAAATCTTGCTTAGTCATATGTAATATTTTGGGAATGCTATTGTAACCAGACTTGATAATACGCTTTACGTTACCACTTGATAAACTTTCCACTTCAAGTGTAGTGAAAAAATTCGTAATGCGTTTCTCTTGAAGAATCTCATTTGTTTCCATATTGTGAATCATAATATCAATATTAGTAGTGTTCCATTTATAAGGTACATTCGGCATTTTTGGTGTTTCGGCAGGGGCAATCACCGATTTAATATAAGGAATTACGTCCCCACTACGTATGATTTCGATAATAGCTCCAATACCAATTTTATTGGACTCAATGAATTTACCATTAAATCCGGTTGCGTGTTTGATAGTGACGCCACCCAGACGAATTGGTTCAATTTCTACACGAGGTTTCAAATATCCTGTTTTACTTACATTCCATTCCACATCTACCACCTTTGCTTCCGCAACTTGGTCAGAGATAACCATTTTAAATGCGAAAGCGTGTTCAGGATTTTTGTTTGTGCGAGGATAAATATGATCATCGCCAACAATGATACCATCGATTTCATACATATGATTTGTTCTCCAATCAACCAAGATGGATGATAAATATTCATTGGTGATATTTGTTTGAGAAGTATGTTGCACCACCTGAAACGATAGTTCTTGTAATTTTTTCATTTGGGAACTGGGTTTCAAAGACGGGACAATCATTTCATATGCAACAAAATCCAAATCGTGAATTTTATTGTCTACTTGTTTGCTATTAATAATACCGGATACCATATTGCGAGGATTAGCGAAATAATGTTTATATTTCAGGTCGAAGGTTTGCTTTTTAATTATGAATTCGCCGCGGACTGCTACATTGTGGACTTTGGGTAATTTCAAATAAGGAATTAAATGAGAAATGTCTTGACCAATTTTACCATCACCCCGAGTGTATAACTTTGGCGTACTACCTTGTGTACTATATAAACCACTTACTCCATCCAATTTACAAGACAATACATAAGGACCATTATACTTCTTCTTCCATTTGTCAAGAATATTTGTATCTGGTTTGATTTTGTCCATAGAAGGCATATGAAACGGAAGTTCAACCTTGTTTCGACCAACTGGAGCGCCGATTTGTTGCAATACTTCATTACGTTCATA